TTGAAGTTTCTTCTACTTCGATATCTTTGATATCATCTTCTAAAAGACCTTCATAGATTGATCTTGATTTTTCTACAACGATATTGTGGAAAATCTCTTCTGCCGCTGATTTGTCGTCAGCGATTAATTTTTCAAGCATTTGCTCGAATTTACTTTTATCTGACATTATTTTTCTCCTATTAACTGTTTTTGATAAGACTGTCCTTATTATTTACATTATTGTTGGTAAAAACGGCAGATAACGGCCCGTTAGAGAGTGTTTTAGACGTCAATTTTACAGGTGATAGCGTCTTTTGAACTCTTGCACTGTGATTTCACTGTAATTTGTGTATTTTTTTAGATCTTTTGCTTCAAACACGTGTGTTCCTTCAGGTATCACTCTCACAAATCTTTTCAATGCATTCTTTTGCAGTACTATCGAAGTCTGTCTATTCCAGTTGCCATGATAGGTTGCCACGTCTGTATTCTTTTTGTAGTTGGGTGTGTCGCCATATATGTTGTTTAGTTTACCATCTTGGTTGCCTATGAAGTCAAAACCTAAGATGTATATCAATTGATGCTCTTTTTGTGTGGCTAGATACAATGCTGTGGGTCCAGATGACCAACCTAAACTAGGTTCAAAGAAGTTCAATCCATTCCATTTTTTATATGCTCTATTTGGATTGGTCCAAACCGGCATTTTTCTGTGTGCATCAGCATGACATATTTCATTAATCATCTTGGCATCTACTGCCACAAGGTAATCTGGTGTGAATGTTCTGTATACGGCATTGCAGGCATACACTTTGCCGTGTTGTTTCAGAGGCTCTAATGGTATAGGCTTACGACTGAGACCGTTGCCCAGTACAAATGCCACGGACATCTATTATACCTCTGGTTGATTAGCGGAGCCGTACATTTTTCTCACAAATTCTAACTCTTTTTGTTGCTCATCTTTGTGAAACTCGCCGGCTTTACGTGCTTTGTTGATCTGTTTTAGTGTAAGACGTGTTTTACGTGTATCACTTACACCCATAATACCTTGGTCAGATGTAGGATCGTATTCCTTTTGTTCACCTGATTCAGTAGAAATTTTGTCGAAATAAAATAATTCACGTAGTATCATAATGATATTTATGTTTAAGTGCCTGGAGTTGTAGTTCCTGCGTCTGGTGGAGTGCCTGCTCCTGGAGTGCCTGCACCTTCGTCACCTGGTTCTGTTGCTGGTGCTTCAGGCTCAGCCGCATCTAAGTCTGCTTGGATACCTGCTGTGCTTACACCTGCACTTCTTAACTCTGTTGCTGAAGTTGTAGGTTTAGCCTGCGTGGTTGCATCGTTTTCTTCTCTCCATAATCTTTCGTTTTCTGCCATTTCTTCTGGAGTTAATCCTAAGAATCTTGAAAGTGCATAACGTTTGCTTACAAATGGAACCTGAGCAATCTGTGTGTAAGTAGAAATTCTATTGTTATCAACCTCTGCTTGTCTATAAGATGCAAAGTTCATTGGTGGATTAAACTTAATATCAAACATTGCGATGTCAATATTAACACCTTTTTCTATCAAATACTGTTTGAACTCTTGATTGAATTCATTTGATACCATGTTTTGTAATCTTTCACAGTATTTGTTAAATCTTAATTCTTGAATGTATGCTGTGCCTACTCTACCATCATTGTATTGGCTTTGTCCATCATCAGCACCTGTTGGCAAATAAGAACTTGGTATACGTAAACCTCTTAATAGTTTGTTTGTAAAGTATTTTAGATCATCAATCTCACCTAAATTAGTACCACCTGGTAATGTTTCTACTTTAGAACCTCTACCTTCTGCTGTTTGTGGGAAGAAATAATCTTCATTGATTGATAATGGATTGTAACTTGAATCAATTACGTTTGTACCACCACCCGTGCTTGACGGAATACGTCTTTGGTGTATTTCTGTTTTAACTCTTTCTACAAATTGCATTGCCAAGTGCGATGGCATATTACCTACGTCAATGTAAAACACTCTACGTTCTGGTGCTCTTTGTACTCTGTAAATTATAATTGCATCTTCTAGTAATTCTTTTTGTTTGTAAACTTTAAAAACACTTTCTAACAGACTGTTTCCAAATGGAAAGTTCAAATCAAGACCTTCACTTAAACTTAAATGGAAAATGTGCTTGGCATCAACAGCAATTTCTCTTTGTCCTGTAGCAAATCTTGTGCCTGGTGAGTCTTGATAATTTGCACCAACCATACCTCTTACACCACCTGTTAAATATCCTGAACCACCGCCAGTTACATTACCAGTTGTTTGATATGGAGTTGTTGCCACAAGGTTTCTAAAGTTAAAATTAATATCTCTTACAACATATTGTTCAGGAGTTTTTCCTGTGCTTTCATTTACAATAATTTTAGAAACTTTTGCAGGATCAACATGAAATAATTTCTTTGTTTCTGGATCTCTAATAAAGAATGAATCACCGTACTTGAATACATTACGCATGATTTTAAATATTCTCTTGTTTAAATCATTTAATTTGCACCACTGATGCAAATATTGTTCAATAATTTGTACTTCTGTGTTTGTTGCTTTCTGATTGTATGTAAATTTAAATGGAGTATTGTTTTGTGTGTTGTTCTGTGTGCAAAATTCTGCAAGAATATCAAGTGCGGCATTGACCTCACTGTCCATATCCATTACATTGTATTGTCCATATCTTTCTATTCTGTTTGGTGCACCACTGTACACATCAGGAAGATAAGATGAATAGTTTGAACGTGCAGGACCAGGCTTGCCTGTTACTCCTCCACCCATTGCTGAATATGTGCCATCAGATGCTCCTGCAACTGGTACTTCACTAAAAAATTTTTTCCAACTCATTATGTGTTATCCGCCACTATTTTTGTATTGTCTGATACGTTCTTAGCAAATTTATTGTTCTGATCCATCATCATTAAAACTTGCTCCATTGTAGTATTTAACTTATCCAACTTGTTTCCTGTTTCAGTTGCGGATGTTGTAATTGATCCTGACATTCCGGAATTCAGATTGTTCATTGCTTCTCCAAGATTACTTAAACTGTTAGCATACATATCAATCTTACCTTTGTCAAGAGAATCTAGTGTTGCATTGATACTTTTGGCAAAGTTTTCTGGTCCACCGCCAAAAAGTTTTCCAAAAAAGCCTGTTGCTGATGCACTTGTGGCACTTCCCATGTCTACCATTGCACCTGCCAGTGTTTTCAAACCACTTGCTGTGTCTTTTAAACCTTGGCCATCTATGTTGGTGAGCCCTTCTATACCTGTTGTAAATTTTTGTAGTGCACCACCCATTAGATATGTCGCGCCGGCAATACCTGCACCCAATACTGCAATAGACCCTGCTATGATTGAGGCTCCTAATAAAATTTTAGGATTAGCCAATGTGCCTAATGCTCTTCCTAATAGAGAAAATACTTTTCCTGCACCTGCACCTATTCCTTTAGCAAGTCCACCTACGTTTGCTCCTATTCTAGATACTGATCCACCACCTCCACCGCCAAGATAAGAACCAGCAGAAGTTAAACCTTTGCTCGCCGCTTGTCCTAACTTAATACTACCAAAGCCTCCTAGTGCCAATAAAGCGACACCTATTGCAGTTCCGAACTTGCCCATTTCTTCAGTTAAGAAGGATACCATATTTCCAAATAGTTCTAAAGGAACAGAAATTAAATTAAACAGTCCTGCTAGTGTTGTTGTTGCCGGAGCCAACACCGCCGCGAATGCTGTTCTCAATCTTTGTGTTGCTCTGTCAAATTGAAGTGCGGCTGTTCCTGCGGCTTCTTGTGCTTTTCTTTGTTCTTCAGTCACTTGTTGTAAATCGCCTAAAGCATTTTTAAATGCAATCGTTTCGAATCTTACATCAAAGAAGTCTACGCCGAATTGTTTTAATTGTGCAAATCTTTGTCTTTCTTCTGCACTTAAATTTCCTGTTTCTTGTGCCGCTGTTTGGAACACAGACATCAATTGTTCTACTGAACCCGACTCACCTCTGCTGACTCTGTCCAGTGCTTCACTAAATCCTTGCAACTGCATAATACCTGCCTCTCTTGCATTTGTAGGAATTCCGCCTGTTGCAATTAAATTTCTTAATGACTGTCCAAGTTCTTGCGAACCTTTATCTGTTAAAGACAATGCTCTCTGTATCACTGCTTGTTGTTTTTGATCCATACCAGCCATTTGTAATTTTAATCTAGAGTCAGCGGCATTCTGTTTCATTTCTTGTGCCAACATATCTCTATTTTTTCCTGTTAGCCTTGTTAACAAGTCAAGATTAGTTAGGTACTCATCCGCACCTGAGGCAAGTTCTCGCGAAGTCATTGTTTGTGTTCTGCCTAATTGAGTTTGGATTTCTAAATATTCACCTGCACCTTCGGCAATTCTGTCCATTGTAAAACCTAGACCAGATAATTTTTCGAATGTTTCACCTTGTGAAAGTTCTATGAGTGCTTGGGAAAATCTTTGGAATCCTTGACCAGCAGTTCCACCTAGTAAGGCAAGATTGCCTTGCGCCGCCGCAACTGCTGAGGTAAGTTGCCCCATTGTTAGTCCTGTTATTCCAGATACTCTTCTTAATTCACTGATGCTTTGACCTGCTGTTGCACCCACAGTTGAAAGTTGTCTGTAGAAATCTACGTTGTCAGACAACGCATCTAAAAGTGTACTTGCAATGTAACCAACAGTTTGTCCTAATACACCCATCTGTGCTGTGGAATATTTTACTGTTGATCCGAGACTTTTTAGTGTACCTGTGGCTAACGTAACACCAACAGCCATTGTGTTTTGAATTTTGGCATATTTGTTTAATCCAGTGGTTGTTTCTTCCAAATCTTCATTGAGGTCTTCCAAATAGGATCCCACAGTTTTCATTTCTTTGGCAGTCTTTCCTGTGGCTTGTGCCACTGACGCCATACCTGTGCTTCCGCCAAGTGCTTTTACCAATGCTTTAAGTGTGGTTTCCTGAGCAACGCCTGAGGCGGCTATGCCCTTTGCCAATGCATCCAATTGATCTGGTGTTAAATCTGCCATATTACCAAATTGTATTTAAATCCAATCATTAAGTACGCACTTAATACTCATCACTAAATATGTGTATATAAAAAAGTGCGTAACACTTTCTTGTATTTATTGGAGATAAAATGACAGAATTACAACAAGGACAAACACCACAAGCGAATCCTTTAAAGAAATATTACAGACAACCCAAGCAGTATATCAAACTGCCTAGCGGTTACAAATTTTATCCTGAAGGAGCAATACAAGTTCCAGAGTCAGGAGAGATTGCTGTGTACCCTATGACAGCAAAAGACGAATTACTTTTTAAGACACCAGATGCATTATTAAACGGTGAAGCCACTGTAACAGTGATACAGAGTTGTGTGCCAGCCATAAAGAATGCTTGGGCAATGCCTAGCATAGATGTTGATGCTGTGCTAATAGCAATCAGAATGGCAACATACGGTGAAAAGATGTCTGTGCCGGTCACAATACCTAACACAAAAATACAGAGAGATTTTGAATTAAATTTACAATCATCTCTGGACAAACTTCTTTCAGCACAATATCAAGACACTGTGTTTGTGGCAGACATGGAAGTGACTACCAATCCTTTGAATTACAGTCAGTTCACAAAGATGGCAATCAAATCTTTTGAAGAAGCACGTTTACAGGAAACAATAAGAAATCAAGACATACCTGAAGAAGACAAACTGAAAAGATTTCAGCAGAGTTTAACAAAATTGACTGCGTTAAATGTTGGCATGGTCACTGAAACTGTGGTATCTGTAAAAGTTGATGGACAGACTGTAACAGACAAAGCCATGATAGCAGAGTTTATTGAAAATGCTGAAAAAGGATTCTTTCAAACAATACTGGATCATTTAGAAAAACAACGAGATGCCTTTGCACTTCCTGAAATGGAAATCACAACCACGGAACAAGAACGCAAAGAAGGTGCTCCAGAATCTTTCAAACTACCTATACAATTTGATACCGCAAATTTTTTCGCTTAAAAATCTCCACACTGGATATTTCTGAGATCCTTAAGATGGCCAAGGACATGGAAAATGAAACTAAAAATTTCAAAGCAGAACTCACAAAAATTGCTTGGTTCATGCGTGGTGGAGTCACAATGGAAGAGATATACATGAGTGCACCAGAAGACAGAGAGATCATGGCAAAAGTGATCAAAGACAATCTAGACACAGCCAAAAAAACAGGACAACCGTTCTTTTAATGCAAACTAACACATAATATAAAGTGTAAAATAATCTACCTTACAGACATCTAAAATCAAATATGCTGTTTTAATGATGAAATCACCTGTTCTAAATAATACACCTATGCAAGTATACACGCAAATAACCAAACCTGCGGAGTTAAACGGAGATGATGTCTGGATACCCTGTATGAAAACATATACAGTGGACCATGATCCCGCCAAGCCGCAAGGCTTAATCATCACACACATCGAATCAGTCAATCATTACAAACACAGTCTCAAAAAATTACTAGATCAAAAAATTTATGCAGTGGGTTCCAAGACCTACGATAGACTAGTGGAGATAGGATTTAACGAAAACAACATACACTGGCGACACAAGGCGGATGAACTCAAACTGATGAGTAAAGACGTAGGGCCACTCACGTGGCTCCGCGGAGACAAATACGCAAGAGATTTTTCGAAGATGCCAAATGTGACCACCATCCAGACCTACGAGTCACGTCCTGACAGGGACGCCGTTAAAAAAATTTTAAAGATGGATCCCAAAGTGATTCATGTGTACCAACAAAGTGTGTTGGAAGAATTGGAAGTTAGAGATTGGAGTCACACAAAACTCCGCTATGTTCAGAGTGCAGACCCTGATAAGAGTTTGTGGTTGGACTGTGAACAGTTTGATCCTAATGTGTAAGAACGACTGCGTCGTTCTGCTTCGCTAAACGCTCAGCAATTAAGCAATCAACATAACGAAGTTATGTGTCGCATCATGCAGATAGTTGATCCATACTTCACCCGTTTGGGCAAAGTAGGAGCCATCATGCGAGATTAGCCTGCCATTGTGTGAGAGGAAATTTCTTTCGATCGGAAGCGGTGACCCGCCAACTCCCTATTCCAGACTTCATAGTCACGGGCAACTGACCCACCCTTCACAAACAAAGTGAGTAGTTGTGATGTTGTATCTTTTTCACAGAGCATCTTCTTTTGTGCCTCAAGTAAGCACTTGCCTTGCAACTCAGGATTCACCTAACGTTTTATCAACTGCATTTCCTGGATATCGCTATCAACTGTGTTGCTATGTTAAGCCTTGTGAGATTTTAATTCTTCTTTTAGGACTTTGGATCCGCCTACGCGAACATTAATAATTCCATTGTAGTAGTCGTCTGTTTCGAGCACTCTTCTGTCAAACTGTTCCTTGGCTTCCAAATAACTCATTGTGCCTCTGTTTGAGCAAATGTATAATATTTCCCTAGTAAATTTGTCTTCCCCTTGTGCCTTGACGTCAGCAACCAAATGATCATTGGAACCCCAATAGTCTCTCCAGTCACTTTCGACTTTGCTTCTACGTTTGTTTATTCTTCCCTTGAGTG